CTGAACCGCTTTCATGGATGAGCCTCTAACACATTTCTAATAGGACACTAGATGTTTAAGATAACTAGCGAAGACGGTAAAAAGTTACACCACCACCTTTTGTTTATTACGAAAGGCGATGAGGCTAACCCTATCTCTATTGAGGTTGGCGAGGCTAACAACCACACACACGCCGTAGACGTTCAATTCTTCACTATTGACCCCATAACATTTCAACAGGTTCCATTGCCGCAACCGTCTATAACCTTCTCTATGGAAGAAGGCCATACTCACGAGATGGGCGGCGACGTTGAACTTGAAGTAACCAAACCGCCCAAGAAGTCCGATGAGGACAAGGTAGCAGAACTCCGAAAGATGTTTGAGGGCTCACGTGAATATGAGCGTGACAGCCGCAAAAAGGCTCAGGAGTCAGTCAGCTTTTACGAGGGTAGGCAATGGGAGCGCAAACACTCCGATGCTCTCAATGGCAAGGGGCGCGTTGTTCTCACCATTAACCATATAGAGAACGCTGTTGATACACTCAGTGGATATTTTAGGCAGAACCGCACAGATTTCAAATTCTTTGGCGTTGAGAAAAGCGACAATGTTATCGCTGATATTACAACCGAAGTTGTACGGAATATCTGCGAAAGGAACGAATTTGCACACGTTGAGACTTGCGTGTTTGAGGACGAAGTCGTTCCGGGGCGTGGGCTGTTCCATTCTTACATAGACTTTGACGATAATGTTGAAGGCGACATTAAGATTGAACGCTATGAATGGGATGACGTTTATTTCAGCCAGCACAATAAGGCTGATGCCTCAGACGCTGAACACATGAGCAAGTCTAAGTGGTATTCTAAGGACAAGCTGAAAAGCGAATACCCAGACAAAGCAGACGATATTCAGGCAGATTTTGACTACCATTCATACGCTGAGAATGACGACGATAATGTACGTCTTCCTGGTAGGCAGTATGATGAAGGGTTCCGCAATGACTCTAATATGGGTTTGGTGCCTGACTTTGTTGATCTCAAGCGCAAGGAATACCGTGTAATTGAGACTGAGCAGAAACAATATTCCCGTATACCCATCCTCACACGCATTGACGTTGACGAGCCGGTTGACGCGAGGGATTGGAACAAGAAAGACGTTACCGCAGCAAAGAGCCTCGGCTTTTCTGTTATCCGAAGACCATCCTATAAAATGCGCGTCACCAAGTTCGCTGGTAATGTCCTGCTTGATGACTATGTAGATGATGAAAAAATCTTCTCTATAACGCCCGTATACGCAAAGAAGCGCAAAGATTCATGGTACGGCAAGGTAGAGAGTGCAAAAGACCCTCAGAGAGAGCTTAACAAGCTTAGAAGCCAACAGGTTGATATCGTCAATAAAATGACTGTCAATGGTTGGTTTATGGATAGAGACACATTTTCCACACCTCAAGAGAAGCGCAAGTTTGAGCGTGAGAGTTCCGCTGGTGGGTTCATGGCTGAAACTAACGGCGCGCAGAAAGACCCTCGTAAGGTAGAAGCAAGTCCTCTGCCTAGTGGTTTGTTGAACGCTATGGAAACTAGCCGCTCTGAGATTAAAGAGATTTTGAACGTCACGCCTGAAGTGCTGAATAGCAAGTCTACTAGCGGATTAGCTCTCATTCAAGGGCAGAAAATGGCCCTGCTTGGTAGTGAGTACCTATATGACAATATGGCTCAGAGCAAAAAGCGTTTGGGCATCCGTATAGTTCATATGATTCAGAAAATTTACACGCCAGAGCGCATCATGCGCATTTTAACCGCTAATGCACAGCGTAAACCGCTTGAGATTGGTGGTGAGAAACTTGACCCTCAGAATCAACAGCAAATGGACGCTTTGAAGGCTCGGATTGAAGAGGCTTTGAATAATGACGAACTTACTAGCCTTGATTTGGTTGTCGGTGAGACTTCTCACAGCCCGAACAAGCAGCTTGCCGACTTCAGTATGAATCTTGAGATGGCCCGCGTCACTGGTGGAGGCATCCCAATTGAGATGCTGATTGAATCTAGCCCAATGAGCGAGGACCAAAAGGCGAAAGCTATGCAATCCATTGAACGTCAGAAACAAGCCGCAGCACAGGCTGAACAGCAAAAGATTCAGTCTGAGATTGAGAAGAGTCAACCGGACGCTATCAAAATGCAACAGGCCATGCAGCGTGGTGGACCTCCTCAAGGTGGTATGCCTCCGCAGGGACAACCGCCGATGCGTTAACAACATCCGAACAACTAGAATTGTCTAGCGGATAAAACATATTAGGAGTTGGAGAAATGGAAATTACCACCAACGAAGTTGAGCAGGAAGTAGAATTTGGAACTATGTCGGACGAGGAACTCGAAGCGGTTAGTTCCCCGGCTAGTGAACAAGAAAAGGAAGACGAGCCTGCCGCAGAAGGTGCGGAAGAACAGGTAGAGGCAGAACCTGAAAAGACTGCCGCAGAGTTGAAAGAAGAGCTTGAGGCTATCCGCAAAGAAGCGGAACAAGCCAAGGCAGAGCGCGACCATTGGCAGAAGGTAAGAACTGAACAGGAGCAGAACGCTTCGGCTATCAGGGCCGCAAGGGAAGAACTCGAAAAGCGCATTGCAGCGAACAGGGAGAAAGACCCCGCTCAATTGTTTATAGATGACCCTCAGTCCATGATGGATGCGGCGGCTGAACGTGCAAGACTTGAGATGCAACGAGAACACCTTGGGCATCAGGAAAAGCAGTACCAGCAGCAGCAACAGATTCAGCAGAACGCTTACCAGATTGACCGTGTTGCGCCCGACCTCCGCGAAAACATTGATGGAATTGCCGAGATGTTGGTTGAATATGGGGACGCACCTGAAGCAATTCAGGCTTTCCGCAACAATCCCGCCATGTTTCCGGCTGATAAAGTGCAGATGATTAATGGGCTTTACCGTGAGCGTAAGGCCAAGATGGAACTGCAGAAACAACTTGAACAGTACAAGACTAGGGGTTCTGATCAGCTTCAAAAGGTAGAAAAAGCCTCGCAGCGTCAAACAATGACCAACTCTGCTACAGGGGCAACGTCTAACGGTGAAGGTTCACTACCTGAGAACATGAGCAGAGAGGACATTGCCAAATTGAGCGATGCAGACCTTAACAGAATCCTTGGACTTACATAAACAAACAACTAACCGTCTATGGGGGCGGTAATTATGGCTAAAACTACTATTGCAACTGGTGATGCAACCACCAAGAAACTTTTTGAAGAGAAGCTCTATAGAGATACCGTCAAAGAGTCCTACTTCTATAAGTTTATGGGCGAGGGTGCAAACTCTCTTTGTCAGAAGAACACTAAACTGAGCAAGTCTAAGGGTGACAACATACTGTTTACCTTGCGTAAGCGGCTTGAAGGTGCTGGCGTAACTTCCGGTACAACCCTTGAGGGTAACGAAGAGGCTCTGGAACATAGCACCTACAGCGTCAGCCTTGAGCAGTATCGTCATGCTGTTCGTGACGCTGGTGAGCTTGACCGTCAGCGTCCTGCTTGGGATTTGAACATGGAAAGCCGCGATGCTATCAAGGAATGGGGAACTGAGAAGATTGATTCTCTCTGCTTCCAGGCTGTCCTCGATACTCCTACTCGCGTATTCTACCGCACAGCCAGTGGCAACACGACCACTGGAACCGCTGCAACCGCCAAGGGAGCACTTGTAGCCTCTACTTCTAATCTGACTCCTTCCCTTATCTCCTTTGCTAAGGCATGGGCGCGTACAGGTGGTAACCGTTCTCAGACCCCTCTGCGTCCGGTCAAGGTTGATGGCAAGATGTACTACGTACTGTTGATTCACCCAGATTCCGGTTACGACCTTAAGACGGATGCAACCTGGACTCAGGCTAACCGTGAGGCTATGGAACGTGGCAAGACTAACCCCATATTCTCTGGCGCGTTGGGCGTTTGGGATGGTGTTATTGTCCACGAGCATGAAGGTTACGACGAAGTATCCGGCGGTGGTCTGATTGGCACCGATGCTGGCTCCGGCTCTGATGTTCCTTGGACCAAGTGTGTTATGATGGGCGCACAGTCTCTGCTTTGGGCCGAAGGCAAGCGCGGCAAGATCGTCTCTGAAAAGTTCGACTATGAAAATGAAATGGGTCACGCATGGGGCATTACTTGCGGCGTGGCTAAACCTAAATTCGACTCGCTGGATTACGGCTCGGTTGGCATTTATGTCTCCCGTACTCAGATCAGCGACGCGGCATAAGGAGGTAGGATAACATGGCTTCTACCCAGACCTACTTTATTGATCACACTCCTGCCCAGCAGGAACTTGGACACCGTGTAACCAAACTTTCCAACAAAATTGACTTTTCCGAGTTCAATGTTGGTTCCGGTGACACGGTACAATGTCTCAAGGTTGCAAAGGACATGCTCGTTACTAACGTTCGTGTTATCGTTGTGACCCCTGAAGGTGCTACCGCAACCGCCACTGTTGGTGATGCTACCGCAGCTGATGGATGGGACGCTTCCACTAACCTTAATGCTACGGCTGGCACTGTTACCGCTGGTTTGGCTGGCACAGACTCATACGCAACCGCTGGCAAGTTGTATACAGCTGCTGACACCATTGACTTGGTTGTCAGCGCCGCACTTGATACGGCTGTACTCATCGTTGAGGCAGAGGCTGTTTATCTGGAACGCTATTCTTAGACACTAAACACGGCGGGAGGGGATAAAACCTCTCCCGCTATTGAGGACAACATGAAAAGACTTTTTATTGCTATGGCTCTGGTGGCTGTCATTACATGTTCAGCCTTTGCCGGTACCATCTCTAAAAATGGTATGAACCAAGCTGACCTGTTCACATGGATGGAATCTGTTAATACGGCACTAACTGAATTGTGGGCTGTTAATGCAACGCAAGATGACAATGCAACTTATACAATTCCTAGTATGAATCAGTAGTGAAGGAAACATTTTCTAGTTATGTAAATCTACACAAAGGCGAAAAAGCCTTAATATGTGGAAACGGCTATTCCATCCGTAGCAAACCCCCTGAGTGGTATTACGGGTGGGATGGCCCCACATACGGGGTTAATAGAATCAGATATTGGTTTGATGAACCCAAATACTATTTCAACATATATACGCTACAAGACGCAATGTGCCATAACGGTGAAAAGGTTTATTTTGACTGGATGAACCCCATTAGAAGGGTTGACTTGTTAAAAACTGGAAAGTTGAGTCTTGACACCATCGGGCTAACGGCTATTACGGCAGCATTTCAGATGGGATGCACCGAGATACATTTAATAGGCATAGATTTCTGCCCTAGCCCTGACGGTCACATATATTTCTATAATGGAAACACAGCCCACCAATATTTCAGACCGGGAAAAGAGCAAGAAATGGTTAGCTTTATCAATAGGGCTATAGAATCCATGAAAGGCCGTGGCGTTAAATTTTTCAATCACTCCCCATATAGCAAGGTGCAAGTATGAGTCTCGTAAGCGACACAATCGATAAAATCAGGGTTGAATTGTCTGACGATCAGTCTGCTAGGTGGACTGATGCACAGATGCTCATTCTTATTAAAAAGTCTGTTGAACGCATGTCCAAGGTGCTGATGAAGGCGAGTGTAAAATTTGCCAAGTCTAGCTATGATTTTTCAACGGTTGCGGGTGAAGACCAATATGCTGTTCCTGCCGACTATATGGCATTAGACAGCCTTTACCGTATTAGGAATGACGACAAGACGGGTTGGGCAGAGGCTGTTGTGTTGCGTAACGACGATGAATGGGAGCGCATGATTAGCGCAACTGAGACAACCAATTGGCGCATTTGGGGAAGTAACATTGAATTGTTTGACATCCCTAGTACAGTTGTGAATTTACGTTTTTATTATTGGCCTAAGATTGACACAAGCGCATGGACCACGGCAAGTACAATGCCTTGGAGCGGTCAAATGGATGAGCCTATCGCTGAATATGTGGCTCTCAGATGCAAGAACATTGACGAAAAAGATTTGAATTGGGATTTGAGGTTGCTTGCTGAAATGAGTGATGACTACCTTGACATATTTGGAAATGCAGAGCCTAGCGCAAGCACCACACAAGGCTTTTATCCCAACAACCACAGTTGGTAGAATATGAGTAGAGCAGCACGAAAAGGACAAGTATCGACGCAGGACTTTAGCCCTGTGAGCGGTGTTAATTACTCGTTAAGCCCTATAGATTTGGAGTCTACAGAGCTGGCACGGTCTATGAATTTGTACTACCCGAGACAGACACGTAGACTGACATCACGCCCACCTATGGCGGCTTGCACATCAGATGTAAATAACCTCGCAACACCAATCTTAAAGGGTTTTAGTTACTATAACGGTACTACTCAATATCTCATGTGTGCTAGTGGTGGCAAGCTCTACTACATGACCAAAGCAACGCTTGATACCACCCCGGCATGGACAGAGATAGGGGCCTTAACCGATAGCACAACCAAGCCAAGTTTTCTGGCATTCAACGGGCTTTGTTTAATTGCTGACGGTGGCACATCTATCCGTTATTGGGATGGAACGACATATGGTGTACTTTCCAACAGCCCGGCTGGGGCAACATGCCTTTTAGAAGCTAGAAATGCTGTATGGTCGAATTCAAGTGATGCAGACGGTGTATATATTTCCACAGCAGAGTTTACAGGCACAGACTTTGATCAGGGCGGCGGTTCCATATCTATCAAGGCTGGGTTTGGTGATGGCCTGTCTGTCAACGCTCTTTGTATTGCCCCCGGTGGTAATGCTGTAGTAGTTTCAAAGGCTAACCCAGAGCAGGGCGAATACCAACTTAGACTCGTGGATGTATCTGACATTGACCGTGCAAATTGGCGTGTTAGTGACCCATTTGTCAATAAACAGGCTGCTCAGAACGCTCACGGTATATTGAATACGTCCAACAGCGTTTTTTTCTTTGATGAAACAGGAATTAACAGAGTAGAACCTACTGACCAATATGGAGATTTGCAGAGCAATCCTGTATTCGGCGATAGAATTAACAAGACTTTTTCAGAGTTTTCTGCTACGGTTAATGAGATTACATACCTTCCATCCATCACGGCTTTCATCCTCCTTATTCAAGGGCATCCGCAACAGTATCTTTACTTCCCTAGAAATAACGCTTGGTGCCCTTGGCGGCTTGCAGACCTTGTCATGAATTCCGTTGTGACCATTGATGGTACCATATACCTTCTAAGTGAAGATGGTATATTATATAAGCTTGACGGCACAAAGACATCTGCAACAGATGAATTAACACAGGGTGGAACCGAGAAGAATATTGCTACATACGGGCGCACAAAGCGTGTTGTGGACCGTGGTTACGATATAAAACTCAGACGCTCAACTATATATCTGACACCGCTACTCGGTGGCAACATCACACTGACCGCAATTCTATCTGACGGTACCACTGAGCGCGCTTTGGGCACTTTTGCTATAGAGGATGGTATAAGTCTGCTAGGGTTGGCTGACGGGCTTCTGGGTGAGGCTACAGAGCTTCTTGGTGATGATGGCGCACAACCATTGTCTAAAACTTTATGGGGCGGTCCTCGTTCCAGTGGAATACAGATAGAATGGAGTGGGGATGGAGTCGGATACGAACTTGATTATATTTCTACTGAATTTGAAGGGCCGTTAGGAGGCTAATATGGGTTTTGGTGGTGGAATTGGCGGCGGTGCTGGTGGCGAGGGCGGCGGTGGGTATGATTCTGGAAATTCTGGTGGTTTTAGTGACACGGTAGCAAGTGGTTATGGTTCATCTTCCGCTGGTCCTGTAATGGACATGATATCAGGAATACTTGGGCCAGCATATTCAACCGGGACTAATTACGCATATGAGATAACACCAACTGGATTGTCTAGAATTGGCACCCCGTCACTTGCTGGGGGGATGATGGGTACCGCAGCTGGTCAGAGGTCGCCTGGATACAGTCAGGCACATTACCAGAATTTACAGGCTCAGATAGTACGCAACGCAG